CCTGTTCAGATTGCTGCCCAAGATTAATATTTGCAGGTGAGACAGCAGGAAGATTTCCCTTTGCTATGTTAACAGAGCGTTGCATTTGCTCGTCTGCACCTTGTCCTCCGCTAGCCAGTACGGCTCTTGCGCCTCCATTGGGCAAGCTATTAACTGCTGCTTCTACCGCCTCAGTTACGGTCATTTCAGGATTTAAAACTCTCCAAACTGCCGCCTCATCAAGAAGGCTTTGTTGATTAAACTTATTTTCTCCGCCCCAAGTTAAAAAGCCAATGCTAGATTCTGAGCCTTCTTCTATTTCTTTTAATAATCTTTGAGCTTGATCGTTTTCAGCAATGGCAAGCACCGCTGTGTCTCTGTCTGTACCTTTTAATGATTCAAATTGAAATGGCTTGACTTTTGCTTTTGCTGAGAGTTGCTCAGCCCAAGATGTCATTAAATCTTTTGCGGTTAGTTCGCCATTTTTGTAGGACTCTACAAATGCCGCAGGTACACCCATCGCTCTATACCTAGCAATAGTTGCCGATTTATTTTCTTGCGCTTGTTCGGCTAATGCCGCCTCTCTTTCTGCGGCGTTTAATTGAAGCTCTTGTAGTCTTGTGGTTCGTGTGCGATCTTCTTTTTCTATTCGTGCCTGAGCAGCAGCTTGCCTAAGTGTAGCGGCGCGAAGAGGGTCTATTGATTGCAGTGCCTGTGCAGCTTGCAGCATTCCTTCAGGCGTAGACATGTCTAACCCTGCAATCTGCTCGCCTACTCTCTCACCAGTAGTCCTTGGATCAATCCCAAGCATAGGCTGTACTGCACGGCGTAAGTCTTCGTTACGCTGCACACCTAGCTGACCTGCCATCTGGGCAAGAGGGGCTGCGGCTCTAGCTAATCCGGTAAGATTAGAAGACAACAGCCGACCTTGTGTCATGCCCTGCTGTAGTAACTTCTCTTGACGCTGTTCAGGGGTATCAATGATGTCGGCAAAGAGCGTGTTTATATTGATTGGTGTCATAATTACAGCACTCCTATCGCGCGAAGGTAGTCATTAGTGCTAGCATAGTCAGTTGGATTTGGAGCAGTAATGCCTGTTCTATTGACTAAGTTTTCAAAGAAATTTCCCGCTGAAGACGTTGTTGCAGGAGCTGCGGCTGCTTGCTCACCCTTCAGCAAATCAAACAGCCCTTGGAACTGTTGCTGACGTAACGCTGCTGCAAGACCTTCGAAGCCTAACTGCGCTTCTAGTCCTGACTCTGCTAGTCCTGCTCCTATTCCTAATGCGTCAGACTGCAAGGCTGCTCGAAGTCTTGCTTCCTCTAGTGCAGGGGCAAGGTTCGCGAGGAGTTGGTTCTGTCCTTGATAAGCGGCAGGGATAGACTGTAGCCCTAGCTGACCAAGAAGATCAAGTCGACCACGAGTCTCACCTAATCCTGCAAGAGTCTGCTGTGAGGTTAACGCTTGCTCTGCTCGCGCCTGTTCCATAGCGGTTAATGCAGAACCCGCTTGTTGCTCTTGTATAGCCTTCTCAAGAGCGAGTTGCTCAGGTGTGCCACCAAACATCCCTGTGCGAACACCTGTCCTTCCTTGACCAAATAGACGCTCCTCAAGGGCAAGACGCTGACGCTCTTGCTCAGGTGCTTGCAGGGCTGTAAGGTTGCCCATGATTTCTTGCTCTCGCGCAGCCCTTTGTGTAGGGTCTTGCGTGAGCATACCTATTACATTAGCTTGCTCTGCGGCTCTGGCAGCAGGATCATCTAGCATGCCAAATGCGCGAGTACCAAAGCCTAGCATCTGCTCCTGTAGAGCTTGCTCTGTAGGGCTTAGCATTGTATCTAGGTTGCCCGTAGAACTAAACGAAGCTCTTGCGCCAGTAGGCGTGGTAATGCCAAACGGTTTAAACTGAGACTCAGCCTTAACCATACCAAGCAAGCCGCCTTCAGGAACGGTGTAATCCGAACCATAGATAGCTGTGGTAGCGTCTTTGCCTAGACCCCTGATGTCTTTGATTGCTTCGTTCTGTGCGGCCACTCCACCCAATCCCGCGAGAAGATTGCCTGTTCCACCGCCTAAGTATTTTTGAAGCCATTCCATTAGTAAGTACCTCCATCAATAGTATCAAATGTGGACGTACCACTAACCACTAGGTTGGCTGCGGTTACCGTTCCTGTAAATGTAGGAGACTCAGAGTTTGATTTGCTGTTTACTGCTACAGCAATTGCATCGTACTCAGCCCCTACCTCAGTGCCTTTGATTACTTTAGCGGGGTTACCACTAACCAAAGCATCCTTAGCTGCGAAGTTCGTTATCTTCGTGTAGTTAGACATTACACAATCCTTCCCATTAGGGCTTGAATATTAATTTCTTGCAAGGCAATTGTCTTGCCATCAACTGTGGTCTCTACGCCAACGGCTACTACTGTACCCTGCCCTGACGTATTGATTTTCTTTCGCGTTATCAATGCAATAGAGGAAGAGTACTCTGCCTCGGTGTTAAATTCTGAGATATTGTATTGTCCCACATTCGACTTGGGTAAGGTATACGCTTGCTTTTTGTACGCACCAGAGTAGTCGTATGCCCAGTTCAATACCACCGTAGCTTCAGCCCCGTCAAACGTAGTGAGGTTAATCTTCTTTAGGAACTTTAAGTTAGATGTATCGCCAAAGCTAAGAGGATGACTAAAGTAGCTAAGCAGATAACTTGTTGTTCCATCTTTAAATCCTATGTATTGAGCGATACCCGTACTGTTGCCAAGATATAAAGACTCGGTAGAGGTATTAGCAAAGATTAATGGGTTGATGTGCGACCATGTGGTTGCTCTAAAACTTCCATCCTGTAGAGGGAAGCGAGTATCAAAGCAATATACTACGGCTAACTGTGGGAAGTTTAGTAACACAAACGCCTCACGAGGCGAGTAGTGCATGCTAATGTTCCCCGTCTCTGCCGCGAAGAGAGACTTGATATCGTTGTTGACGTTCTTAGATATGTCGCCAATTGGGGCTGACTTCTCTTGAATGGTTCTTGCTAGGCTTCTAACCCCTGAGTCATCAAGGAAGATAAGATCTTTACCTGTGGAAACAACTGTGTCTCGCGACACACAACCCACATTAGAGATAGTATCCGCGAGGGTCATGTTGGCAGGGCTATCTGCTCCTTCGTATATAACGATAGAGTTACGTCCAAAGATAACTAAGAAGCCGTTGTGAGCCGCTAGCGCAACGATCGTGTCGTACCCTGTAGGCCAGACAGTAGTAATGTCAATTGAGCCTGTAGAGCCTCCTGACCAACCTGAGCCGTTTAATAGGTCTGACCAATAGATTGTTGACTTATTAGCTGTGAAGTCTGCCACCCACAGCCGACCAAACGCTGCTAAGCATTCGTGTCCTTGTGGCGGCGTGCCTGTAGCATGAGCATGTGCAGACATAGGCTCTAATGTACCCGTGTGGTCTGAGTACACCAAGGGTTCTTGCCCACGCTGAAAGATATACATGTGATCGTTGAACGAGACAAACTTCCAATTGTTAGCTAAGACAGTATAAGCCGCAGGAGTAACATCAGTCAGCGTAGTTGTTCCGGTAAAGAGTTTGTTGTTACCTGCTGATAAGAACGTAACATCGCCGTCTGAGGCAACGTATTCGCCCATAGACTCAATGCCATCGGATGTGCCTAGCACCGCAGCCCCGTTAGTAGAGATCATGGTATAACCCTTTCTCGCGGCTATCCTTCCCTCTTTATCAATCACACAGTTGTCCGCAACAGCAGAAAAGCTAGGCTCTTGCGCGAGAGGTGCGTCTTGGGTGTTTATCCCTGCGAATCCCGGAGCTGTGATTGTAATGCTCTGTAGTTGTTGAGCCATCTACACCACCCTATAGGTTGTTTCTTCTGGGTAACGGTTAGCGTCTACTGCGATTGCATCTGACAACGCTGATGAAGCTACGGCAAACTGCTCTGCTGCTGACTGACCACCTGTCTCACCTCTTTCGCGAAGAGCCATAGCGTAGGCCATCTGTACGACAGGATGATACGGGACTTTAATCTTAGTAGCATCTGCCGCGAGTAGAGCCTGTGGTGATGCAATATCAAACCTTAGCGTGTACACAGCATCAGGCTGTGGATAGACCTTGACCTTAAGATCATCGTTATCGTCCACACCACTGACAATGTAATCAGTAGGCACTGCACTGGCAGGAGTCTGATTGAAGTACACGTTGTCAAAATACGGCACAGTGTTCAGCGTCAAGAATCCGTGACCGCTACTGCTAAGTGCTTGTTTGATTACCGCACTCTGACCTGAGCCTGTAAGAGAATACTCTGCCTGACCAACTACTGTGGGGACTTCAACAGTGCTGCGCAATGCAGACCAATTCCATGAATCCTCTACTAGCTTCTTCGCGTCATTGATCAAGTCGCCTATCAAAGCGGAGTAAGAAGTCTCGCTCGTGGTAGTGACTTCATCTTCTCTTAACCTGCGGAGGACGTTGTTAATTGCTTCTAAGTATGTCATCTACCTGCCTCCAGTGGCTTGTAAGAATCGTTCAAACATCCCAACCGGAATGTTATCTAGCTCTGTAAACTTTGGCTCAAACAAGATTGAGTCAGTTAGTGGAGTGCTGTTAACTACTTGAGCGAATAAACCAATTGCGCCATCTTTTCCTGCATCGCCTTTTTCGCCTCTTATACCCTGTAGACCTTGCAAGCCCTGCTCGCCTTGTATACCCTGCTCGCCTTGTATGCCTTGGTCTCCGGTATCGCCTTTTTCTCCTGTAGCCCCAGTAGCTCCTACATCTCCTGTAGCACCAGTAGCACCAGTAGCGCCAGTAGCACCTATTTCACCTTGGACACCTTGTATACCTTGCTCGCCCTTAGCACCTGTTGCTCCGGTAGCACCTGTAGCTCCAATAGCCCCCATTAATCCTTGAAGACCTTGATCTCCTTTCTCACCATCAATACCATCTATACCGTCAATACCATCTATACCGGCAGCCCCAGTAGCTCCGGTAGCGCCAATAGCTCCGGTAGCACCCGTAGCACCAGTGTCACCTTT